ATCCCAAGCTCCTCCAACAACATCAGCCATTCCATCCCAAATTTTTTCCCAAGCTTTTCCAATTTTTTTACCATCTAAACTAAATATTCCTACTATAAGACTAATAAATCCACTAAAAAATTTAATAACTCCAGTTACTATTCTTATAACTCCTTTTACAGCTCCAGCAATTCCATTTAAAAGTCCAACAAGTAATCCTAAAAAAATTGCTATAGCAGAACCAACACCCTTAGCTATAAATAATCCTATAAATTTTAAAAATTCAATAGCAAAATCACCAAGAACACCACCTACTGCTTTAAGAATAAGACCCAATGGTTCTAACCATTTATTAAGTTTTTTTAATACCTTATCAATCCCAGTTTTTCTAGCAATTTTTCCAGCCCAAATAGAAAATTCAATCAAAACTTCTATTATTGCTTCAAAAATAAGTTTAAGTGGTCTAAGTTTATTTTTTAATTGTTCAAATTCTTCTCTAAGAGGTTTCATTGCCTTTTTTGATTCTTCCCATCTATCTTTCAATCTTGAAAATACTTTAATTAAGGGAGATATAATAGTATTAGCAATACTTTTTATTTTATTCCAAGTCTTAATAAAAACTTCTTTTACTTCAGATAATTTTGTTTTTAAAGATGATAATTTTTTTCTTAATGCTTCTAATTTTGTTTTTAAATTAGTTATAACCGGACTTGCGATACTTTTAATTTTTTTCCAAACTTTAGTAAAAACTTTTCCTAATAATTCTAATGAATTTTTAAAATTATTTATATTAGCTATTACAATTTTTTTAATAAAACCAAAAACAGTTTTTAAAACATCTCTAAATGTTTCACTTTTAATAGCTAAAGTTATAAATCCAGCTATTAATGCTGTAATAATTATCATTACAATACCCATTGGATTAGCTAAGGCTGTAATACCAAGAGACATAATTCCTAACATACTTAATAATGGCCCTATAACAGCTGCAAGAGCAAGAATTCCTACTACTATTGTCATTGTCTTTGTATTCAAATCAGCAAATTGTCTTAATAATGATGTTAATTTCTTAATTAATGGCCCTAAAACAGGCATTAACTTATCTTTTAAAGCCAACATAGCTCCTTCAAAAGCACTGGTTAATTTTATAATTTCACCGTGTAATCCTTCTAATTGAACCTCAGCAACTCTTTGAGCTGTTCCTCCAGAATTTTCTAATTCTTTTGTAAATTCACCGAATGCTTTACTTCCAGTAGTAAGTAAAGCCTGCATTGCTGGACCAGCTCTTAATCCAAATAAATCCATCATTTCACTAGCTAACATTCCTTTATCTTCTAATTGTTTCAAAATATTAACCATTGGCAACATTTTACCTTTAGTATCATATATTGTAAGTCCAAATTTTTCTGCATTATCATTAAGTTTCATAATCGCTCCCTTAAGAGATGTTCCAGCCATACTAGCTTGTATTCCAGCATTACCAAAAGATCCCATCATTGCTGCGGTTTCTTCAAAAGATAATCCAAACCCCTTAGCTACAGGAGCAGCATATTTCATTGATTCACCAAGCATTTGCAAATCAACATTTGATGAAGTAAATGCTTTAGCTAATACATCAACAGCATTACCTAAATCTTTAGTTTCAATACCAAATCCTGCCATTATATTAGTAATAATATTAGCAGAGCTTGCCATATCTAATCCAGCCGCAGCAGCCAATGTTAATGTTTCATCTACAGAACTCATTATAGTATTAACATCCATTCCTGCCATTCCCATAAAGCTCATAGCATTACCTACATCAGTTGCTGTAAATTGAGTTGTTCTGCCTAATTCTTTTGCAAGATCATTCATTTTTGCAAACTCACCAGATGTTGCTCCAGTTACAGCACGAGCTTTTGCCATTCCTCTATCAAAATCAGCCCCCATTTTGATGGCCATAGCTCCTAGTCCTATAATTGGTAATGTAACACTTCTTGTTAAATTTGCACCTACCTGCTTCATTTTTTCTCCAGTTCTTTTCATCTTATCTCCAATACCACCAAGAACCCGAGATGCATTATCTCTTGCAGATACAACTACTTGTAATTCACTTTGAGCCATAATTATTTTCTTTTATTTTCCCTCTCCATTTCTTTTGCATCAATTTTCATCTTTGACATTAGGAGTTCTGTAAACCATTTTGGCTGGCTTAAGAACTCCTGATATGTCCATTTCATTTCTTGACACAATGTAACAGTTTTCATTTCTTGTGTTAATCTTTTTGCTTTGTACTCTATTTCGCTATCTTTTTTTTTTCTTCGTCTCCAGATATAATTTCATCAATTTTATCAATGATAAAATTAAAATCTTTTCTTCTAAAACCTAATAATGTTTCAACAATTTTTTCTTTTACTCCATCAATAGAAGTTATAACAGCTTCAATTTTTGCATTTTGACTAGACTGTTGTAATCCTACTGCTTCTTTTCCAGTTAAATCCATTATTGGAGCTGGCATTGACCCTTCAGCATCTTCTGCTCGCATTTTCATTTTAATATTATCAGAAGCTACCTGAGCTAAATCAATTTTTCTATAATCTAACTCTGTAAGCCATGCTTTTAACTCCACCTTATTTTTTCCAATAGGTGTTTCAATAAATACTTTTTCCATGAAATTTTTTAATTAGGATTAGTAACTTACGATCTCGTTATATAAATAACAATCTGAAAAAAGCTTTGATGTATTAACATCATAAAAAGCTTCAAGATTCAATGTCTCAGAAGTTATATCGTCTAACGAAGCATCTCTTTCCCAAGTTTCAAAACCGACTTTTGGAAAATCAATCCTAAATGTAGGACGTGTAACTGTTCCAATTGTTACATCATTATTGACCAATTCTACCCTAACTGCTTTTTGCTGATTATTCAGCAAATAATCCCTATAAGTCCTATCTGTATAATTTAATGTTGCTTCCATTGTAATTCTAAAAACAGTATTAAATATATTTTCTGGACCCATTGTTCCACAAACATTATCCCTTGTTAAATCTTTTTCAAAATTTAACGTAAGAGATTTTAATGAAATTGCAGAAGCAGCGCCTAAAGCAGCACTATTAGCAGCAACCTTAAAACTTAAATCCCTTCCTCTAAATCTGTGAACTGTAGGATATGTTGATGTCATACCACTCCAGTCAGAAGGATATTTAGATTCAAAATCTACGCTAAAATTTACTATCTCTCCTGGATTAATATTAATAGTTAGATTTTTTAACATTACTAACTTAAACATTAATTGACCAATTGGATCTATCTTTCCTATCGCAAGACTATCGTGTAAATTATCTTCTTGTAGCGTAAAAGTATGCTTATAAGCATCTCCTTCTTGATTACCTGAAGATGCATTTCCAAACAAAGCTTGAAGTAATACTCCAAAAAAATCACTTCTTATTTCTGCTTCAAGTGATCCTTCAGCATATTCATCACTTTTAACCGAAGTTAAATGCTGTGCAATACTTCCTACTCCCATTTCACTAATAACCTTGTCTACTTTTTCTTGAAAGCTTAAAGCTCCTCTCGGTATCCAATAAGTCGGAGTTGCACCTGCTCCACGAGCACCTTCTAATGCAACACCAACTTCTTCTCTTCTTCCTATAAATGCGTTTGCCATATTTTTCTTTTAATTAATTTTTTGACCTTTAAACCTATTCGACTAATTAGGTTATGTTTACTGATATTTTAATTGTTAATTTAATTGTTGCTTCAACATATTTTTCTAAATCTACTATCTCTGATAATGTTGGAATAATACCAAGCATTATTTTCCCAGAAGGTAATGATATTCCACTTAAATATTCATCTTCATCAAAAGCATCTAAAATCTCATCTATCAAACTTTCAATTGCTCTCCTTGCTTTTCTTCTATTATTAGGGTCTGATAAATAATATGAATATAATTCAAATACATAATGTCTTTCATTTTCAGCAGTTGTTTGATAATTACTTTCATTCCCAATAGCTCTTATTATAACCGCAGGATAACCATTTAAATCTTCTGTTGGATAATCATAAACCTTTTCTATTTCTGTTATAGATTCTAATTTTGTTTTTATATGTTCTCGTAAAACTTCAAATGCCATATTTTTATTTTGCTAATTCTCTTGTTATATTATCTCCAGCTTTTTGAAATAAAGCTTTTATTGTACGCTCTGAATTTTTAACTCCCCATTCAAAAAATGGTTTTCTTTTATGTACAAAAGGAGCATATTTTACATTTGTACCTATACTTGCCCATAAATCTTTCGTTTGAACACCATATCCTTGTTTAAAAGAACCACCTTTAAATGTTCCTCCTCCAATTGATGCTTTTAATCTTCCTGTTTTAAATGGTGTTACTTTTTTTGTTTCTCCTTCTAATACACTAATGGAATTATTAATAGCTTCATTCAAATGTTTTTTAACAATAGTAGGAGAAGCTTTCATTTGAGCTTTAAGTTTATCTAATCCTTCAATATGTACTGTTAATTGCATATTATTCTACTCTTTTAATTACTACTTCCATATGTTGGGCAATCCCGATATTATCTATATTTCTAACACCACCAGCCTCTACTGTATATATATAACCATTTTGGTCTTTTAACATATCACCATTTTCTAAATTAACAGTAGTATCGGTAAATAACTTATATGTCTTACCTAATGCTCCTCCAAATTCTACTGTTTTGGTTGGACTTAATTGTTGAATATGGCAAATTAACGATGTTGTCATCGTTGTCATTGCCACCCTATCTCCAGATGTTGTCTGAAGCCTAGAAACAATTACTTCATCTGTTAAAAGATTTGTAAATACCATGTTAAAATGTATATCTTATATAAGGATCTAATAAGTTTTTAATACTTAATGCATCAGCTATTTCTTGAACTCCTTGATATTCAATTCTGTAATCTCCTATTTGTTCTTCTTTTATCTCTCCTGTTATATCTAGATTCTGTTCTTTTATAACTGCTCCTACTATTTTAGTTGCAGCCAATCTAATCGGTTCTGGTATGGTTGTTGAGTGTCCGAATGTTCCGGTTAATCTTACTTTCTGATGGCTAGTTGGAAAAACTGATCTAAATCCACCCTCTGGATTAAGCCAAATCTTATTTTTAGGTTCTTCATTAACTGGATATAATCTCCAATCATTACTATCTGTGGTATCATCTGATACATCTCCATCGCCATCTAAAAATTCTATCTTTGTAAGAGTTAATAAATCTTTGATAATCAATGTACTTGTTCCATCTCCATCATATAATTTTGTTGTTGCTGTTT